TTATCCAGTATATCCAGAACCTTGAGCGTACTTGATTGGAATGTACTCATCAGTAGCAACCTGATAAGAGTAGCCAATATTAGGGATGTTAACTAACTTATCTTTAGTTTGCCAAGAAGTACCGCCTTTAAATACTTTATTACTATCTTTAATTGATTCACCTTTAGAATTGTACGCAAGAACGCCATAATCAGAGCGGTAGTTCACTATAACTGTACGATTAAAAGTTGTACTTGACTGTGGAAGCAACGTGTCAACACCGATAACATAAAATGGTTTATCGTTTATGACTGTGATTCCATTAGATTTCCACGATGTGCCAGAAATTACATTTGTACCAACATTTGCTTGTCCCAAATTATTATAGGTAGTGAATGCTTTGTAGCTATTGCCCTTTACATCTACGTTGTTATTAATAGTAGAAGCTGGATCAATAAGTGGTGATTGTCCGCCGGTGAAGAAGTTGTCATAGTTTTGAGAAACATCAAAATTACCATATGATCCTTGGAATTGATATGTGCTACCCCATTGCCATGAATGATGATTTGAGTACCATTGCTTACCACTAGCATTATATGGATAAGAGGCAATCCACCCTTTCGATACGTCCATTTTTGAACCAAGCCAAGATGACATAGTATAGACGGCCGAACGATAACCATACTTGGCAACTTCATTCATGAAGGCCACATTATTAGCATTGTTAGTCGCCCGTGAGAGTCCATTCTGTTCTTGTGCTTCCACATCAGTGATCAACACTGAACCAATTGGTAGACCGTCAGATTTAGCCATTTGACCAGCATAGTCAGCCTCATTGATAGCACCTTGAACCGTTGTATATCTAGCAAAGTGGTAGCCATTAATATATAAGCCAGCCTGTTGTGCTGTCGAGATATTATTAGCTGCAGTGTAATCATGATAGTAATTGCCTTCACTGATTTTAGTAACTACAGACTTTACACCATAATTATTCAGCATATCTTGAAAATTAGATACTGTCATATAGCCGTTATGGTTAGATACATCGACCATATCAGTTCTTGCCGCATTTACACTAGTTGTACAAAAAAATAAGCCTGCAATTAGCAGACTTACAATATAAACTAGTTTTTTCTTCATTCTGATGTACCTCCATCGTTTAAGAAACCTTGAATACCGTCAAACATACCTGATGTCCAACCGCCGACTAACAGACCGGCAATAATAGCTTTGCCAATTTCCTTATCATGAAATACCAGAGCTGTAACTATTGCTAACACCAATCCCAACGCCATTGATACGAATGGCATCCATTTAGTATCAACGACCTTTGTATTTTTGATTGAGTTGGTTAGGACATAACACAAAATAGCAATTACCATTAACTGTGCTACATCAATCAATTGCAATCCTTCAATAATTTTCATCTATTTTTCCTCTTCCAGTTCATTAAATTTGTCGAACTTACTATTTAATACCCCAACCTGTTTATTTAGTGCATCGATAGTATTATTCTGCTTTGAAACCTGATTTTGTAACTTAATAACCTGTACCTTTAAATCATCACGTTCTTGAGTAATCTGATCTAAACGTTCAAATAACTCTTTAGTATGATCTGCATAAACATTTTCATTTGAACCTTGATTCTTTAAACGTTGCAACCAAACTCCAAAGATACCAGTTATGACTGCACCACCAATAGCTGATATCAAAATTCTGATTGTTTCTTGTTCCATTTATCCTGGATCACTCCAAAATGCTTCTAAAAGAATTCGAATGTTAATAAATAGAATAAAAATAGTTTTGAATTTTGGTAACAAAACCGGTGCAGTCAAATCATGTATTGAAAAAATTATTAAGTAGAATGTCCACACAAATAACAAAAGAAATACGATTAAATCTTTGTTAGACTTACGTAATTCGTCGAAACACGAGAACATCACATACAGACCAATAATTATTAGTGCTATTGCGAATGGTGGATCATCTACATTAGCTATGAAGGGGGGCGCCGATGGTGGTCGGTCAATAAAGTTACCATTAGATATAAATAATAGTCCTAGAGCGAATGTTTCCATTCCCGTTAAGAACCAAAAGTGATTCTGTTTTAAGTATTTCAATCCGCATCACTCCAAAATAAAAAGGCTAGCATTTGCTAACCTTCCTTCTTAAATTCTTCACCAGTGATTTCTTTAAAATCGTCTTCTGAAATTTGACCTGGCACATATGTTTCTAAATCTGATGCTTTAAGCATTCCCCACGAAAATACAATTTTTAATGTTGATACGTCCATAATTAATTCCTCCTAATTTGTGCTTCCTGAAATAGAGTTATTACTTAATTTCATAAGTTGCATAGTTAAATTAGTGATAACTTTTTGTTGGTCTTCTTTATCTTTTTCATCTTGTAAATTCTGAAGTGTTTGAGCAGTTTGAATTTTATTCATATCAGCCATATCGGACTTCAAAGAAAGATTTTTCAATGTCAATTTGGTCAATACAGAATTTTTTTCCTCTGCTGATGTTTGATTTGTTGATTTATGAACCAAAGCATTATCTTCTGATCTAACAGTCCAGAGATTTTTTTCTTCAACAGAAAAAGCTGGATCACTATCAACTAGAATCCAACCTACATTTAATCTCATCTGTGCTTGCGCCGAATTTTCATCAGCATAATCTGAAATTATACCATCTTTTACAATTACAGCTATTTGTGACATTTATTCTTCCACCTTCCAAGCTGAAACAGTTTTAACACTAACTACAAGAGTACATTTTCCTTCCAATGTATCTTTTGTCTTATTATCAAGCCATGTATTACTTGTAACTTTAATCGAAGAATTACCAATCTTAATACTATTTGAAAATCCTTTAACGTCTGCATCGATACTCTCATTACCACCAGTACCATAAAAATAATGGACAGGTTTGATAGTAACATGACTTAAATATGAACTTTCAGTACTCAAATAATCAAAACCGAAAATGAGGGCGCTCCTAGGAATATATATGGTATTCGGTAATCCCAATTCAGTTCTTGAAATACCAAATATTGAATTATGTGGGCTTACGATGCGCATGGCATTATTTAATTCAATTTTTAATCCAGATACATTAGTCATGAAATCATTAACCGCAGTCAATGCAACTTCCGCAGAAGTATTACCACTAAATAATAAAGTTCCTGTTGGAAATTGAACTACGGCAGGTTGAACATTATATGTAGATATAAATTCAATCACTGGATCATATATAAATCCATTTACCCCTCCACTGTCACCATCATTGTCATATCCTTGTATTGGTTCGATATCCATAGTCTTATCCGATTTAAAGGTAAGAGTAAATCCAGGTGCTTTATGGTTTTTCATACCTAGATTTTCACCTATCCCTTCTAATGTAATTGTATTAGGTTCATCAACTTCAAAACTTTCAGACTTCGTATACATCGGTACTGGAGCCGTGGTCGTATAATATCCTGCTTTAAAGGCGTTTTTAGGATCATAATTAAATGGTATTTTTGATACTTTTCCCATTACTCCCTTTGTTATCGCTGTTTTTTGTAAATTTACAATATATTGAAGACCTGTACCAATCATATTTAACTTATTTCCAACATCAAGTTCAAATTTAATATTAGTTTTATTGATTGGATTTGTTGAACTTGAATAAGCAATATGTCTATCGGTGATCTCTCCGTTTTCCATTGAACCGGCATAGTAGTCAATCCCAGCTGCAGGATGATCCTTATCAGAACCTCCACTACCGTTCAAGCTCAAATCAGATATATCAATTAAACCATCAGAAGGATCTGGAAGATGTGCATCAATATTTCCATCATTATCGATAATTTTAAAACCACGGGTCATATGTCCAACTGCTTCTGCTATTTGAGTAACTTTATTCAAGTCCTTACTCTTGTATTCTGAATAAGCCAATTGCTTTTGTAATTGATTATCAATATTAGAATCTTGAATCTTATCATTTATATCAATCTCAGCAATTCTATCTTTAACATATTCTTTTGTTGCTAATCCAGTCGGATCAATAATAACTGTCACGTTCTCAGTACGACCGACAATAATATACATTGTGATCTTAAATTGTAATAATACTTTATCCGCAAAGTCTGGCATGAATTCTGGTTCAACGGCAATGTTTAAAGCATAAAGGATTTCTTCACTTTTACCTTCTTCTTGTGCATACAATCCGACAGCATTGATCGAATAACTATTTTTAATTTCTTCATTGGTAAATAAAATTTCCGTACCAACGACAGCTTTAGAATTCGGAATATTCTCATCCCTATTTGTAATAGTCCCTGATTGTATTTCATTTGGCAATTTAGTTAGGTTTTGTAAATCAACCTCTGACATTGCACTTAAATCATTTGATGTTGCAGCTGCTCTAGTAATCGTGAATCTAACTTTTCCGTTGGCTGCTCTAGTTGCTAAATCCAAACCATTTGCTGTAAGGATTGTTTCGCTATATTTAGACAATAATATTCAGCTCCTTTTCTTTCGGGTATGTTTTTATTTCTATAGAGATCATTGGCTTCGATGTAAAGATGACACTTGAATTAGTTATTTCTGTTTTTTTCGTAATTAAAGCTCTTGACCTAGCCTTAACCAAGGTTTGAGATGAAATTGAGCCTTGATATAACTTAGCTTTTGAAGCGGCATAGGTAATCAATCTAGGGTTAGAAATAACTCTGGTTTCAGTATTGTAAACAACACCTAAATAATATTTCAATACTGCATCTGTATCAGAAGTCGTGATGATATCAAAAGTGAGATTAGCCGGTAGATAAACGTTTAATAGGTACCTAAGACGTTTAATCTGATCTTTGCTAATCTCACTTCTTTTTGCTTTCGCTATTACATTTCTAATGGCGTATTCAACATTTATCGATGCTGGTACGTTTAATGTATGAAGTAGTTCCCTAAAATAACGTAGAGTTATAGGATTAGGCGGCAATGAATGCATCAGAACATTGTATTGACGAGTTTGAAGTGAATCATTTGGATTAGGACCAATTCCTAACTGGTCCTCAAAAATTGAAATACCATCAATATCAGTTTGAATAACAAATTGATTCAATAACGTTCTAAGAATCAAATCATCAAAATCACTGAAATCAACTTGTTCTGCTGCTACCAATTTCTGCATTTCATAAATGTCGTCATAATATTCTGGAAGGTAATCTTGTAGCTTAACCATTTAAAACCACCGTCCCAACTATCGGAAGTTGTGATACATCATTATCAAATTTCAAGGCAATATCATCATCAATACCGTTTAAAGTAGGAATCTTAGCATTAACTACACCATCAACTTTCATAATTGCTGATAGAATTTGTGATCTATAAATTGTGAGTGCATAGCCCCTACCGGTTGACTTATTCAATTCACTCCAGGCAATTCTTTTAAGATGAAAGTAATCAGCAATAGCATTCAATATTTTAGGTTGTAAGACCTCAATATCACGTTGAACATCAACTTCAATCTTAGTTGAAATATCGATTGTGATAGGCTCTGGTGCCACTACAGTGACCGTGTGGTCAATAGGTGCTAGCCCATAACCTAGTCCTTCCGAATCCGGTGGATCGATTTCATTTTTGACCTGGGTCAATAGTTCTGAACTTGCTGGCATTAAATCATTATCCAAAACAACCAGCTTAACAGTGCCACCACCATTCCAAACAGGATAAACCTGGGCCGAACCAACAGCCGGAATCTTAGATAACATATCTAAATATTCAGTAATATTACCACCATAAGCAATCCAAGAATCAGTCGATAACAGTCTATTTCTAAGATGCTCATCTGTTTCATTATCTTTTGCTGGAATAGAAACCTCTACAATTTCAGCCCATGACAAAATATCATTTGGTGTTACTGGAAGAATCTGGCCAAAATATCCGTTAGGTCGGGTACCAACTTCTTCAGCCTCCAACATTCCAGTTAAATCAGCGTTAATTTTGATAACCTTATAGAAAATCGGCGTATCACCTAAGCTGGCAAATCTATCGCCGACTTCGACGTTATCAATTGGTTGCCCACTATTATCCAGAAATTTGGCTTTAGCCTGCGTAGCTGTTGCCAATTGTCTTGAAGTCCCATGCTCAACAGCTCGATAATCAAGAAACTCACCGTCTGCAGTTTTGAGATAGGTCTCTCGAACAATATTGGATAGGCTCAATGATTGCTGAGCCATAACCATAGCTGCAGGTGCTAAAGCATCATAGATAATTGCACCTTGTCGCTTATCAATATCATCAGGAACGTTTTTCATCATTTGAGATAGGTAAAAGTCAAAATTCTGCTTCTCAATCTTATTAGATAAATCTTCAGGCGTCATTTACACTCACCTCACTCTCTATATCAATATTTCCATAGATTGTTGTGCATGATCCATGGACTTTCAAAATAGTTCTATCAACAATTTCAATATCGTCAACAGTAACCGTTAAAACTCGTTCATCAGCCAATAGTGCTTCTTTAACCATTCTCCCAACTTCAACAGTTGCATAATCAAAACTCTTTCCAAAAAGTTCAAAGAAATCATTACCATATTGGTTATTATAGATAGGATAAACAAATCTTTCAGTTTTCAAAATTTTATTGACCGCTTGAATCATTGCTTCATGACCATCAAATTTATTCAAAATACGTCCATTTTTGATTTCATAAGTTTTCGTAGGATTATCCATCTTAGTTATCATCTCCTACTCTGTCATTAGTTCTTTCAAGAACAAAGAATTGCTGACCACCATTAAAACGAATCATCACTACTGAATCACCATCTTTTAATGTTCCGTCAATTTCAATAGTTTCAAAAACATCGGGGCGATTACCAGATGTATCTCCAATAGAATCATGATGAGCTAGCACTCTGATACGCTCCTGATGTTTGGTAACTTGTCTTCCAAGTACTAAAAAAGACTCAGACAAAATCATTTGGTTAGATGTCTGAATCTTTAATGGATCACTTGAAATTACTTTTCCATAAACAATATCGGCATAATCTGATTCGTTACCACCTTTACTATTCATCATTCCGAGGAGTTGTTCTCCAGCCATGGCTCATTCACCTTCATTTCTAAATCACATTTATAATCCACATCAAAAGTATGAGTAGCCTTCATAATTGCCGTGTTATTAATCCAAAAACCAGCCTTAGATAAATCATCAATTTGAATATTCACAGAATTACCAGCAATCAATGACGTATCGCCCAAACAGGTCAAACTTAATGTATAAGTTTCCTTGTTTTTTTCTTTCAGTAATTCATCTGCTCGCTGTTTCATTTGAGCATCATTGGCTTTATCTTTAGCATTCTCGACCTTTTGGAGCTTACCCCAATCTTGAACATTACCTGCAATACTATCGGTATAATTGAAACTAGTTTTAGCAGGATCTTCACCACTAGATTCTTCACTAACAGATGAAGTTGAACTAGTCTGTTGTGATTCAGCTTGATTCTTTTTAATAATACGAACTGAATTAGCAGCCTCATCAATTGATTTCTCAAAAGAAAATCCAGTCAACAAGGACTGGTCACCAACAATAATATTCAATTCGTTATATGGTGCTTTTCTCAATTCAACAACATCATAGTTAGCAAGAACATAATACATTTGATTAGTAGCCTTTTGAGTCTTATCAATGCTTGATTTCAGCATATCAAAGTATGTCTTATTATCGGCCACTTCTGCAGGTAATTTATAATCTGAACCATTAACAACCTTGTGACTTATTTCAGCCATTTTACAAACAGTATCAAATCTATCTGAAATGGTTGAGATTGGCCAAACTAATGAATCTTCATTCTTCAGATACCTAGTCTTGTCATAGGCTGTAATACTAAACTTCTTGTCTTCTTTAAAACTTACTTTAAAGACATAGCCATAAAATATCTTTTGTTCATCCCACTGGAATTCAACCACATCACCATCTTGAGGGTAAAACGAACTATCAAATAGCAAATCAAATGTTAATGTGCCTGCAGCGAAGTTTAAATCAGTGACCCATTTAATATCACTAACCAAATTAATAACATTCCAAGTATCACCACTATGTCGGCGACCAATAGTAAATTTGGTAATCATGCTGATCTCACATCACTTTCTTTGACCCAACCACGAGAGCCACCATCTAAAGTAGCGACATGATATGGATATAAAGCACCAGGAGCAACTAGAGAAATCTTTCTAGTAGCATTTTGCTCTGTTTGCCCCAGTCCATTGCCTTGGCTATCTCTATGCAGCTGACCGTTAACAATAACAATTGAACCCATACCCACCTTTGAAGGTGGACTGGGACGTTCTTCAACAGTCTGTACTGGTTGTTGTTTAACGCCTATTTTTTTTGCCTCAAATGGTCTGAATTCTTTTAACGACAATGTGTAAGTATATTCACCATCATATCCATTCTTCATACCATATTCAAAACTGGAAATCGTTGACTTCAAAGAAACCTTAGTAGTTGAAATAACCAATCTAATTGGTTTTTTTAATTTTCTAGCTGATTCAATCCAATCGATATAATCCTGAGCTGAATCCAATAATTCTAATGCTGAAATATAATTCACCGCCTTAGGATCTATAGGTAGTGAACTCTCAATACTAATGTCCTGTAATTTGTCTTCACCCAATAAATTGACTTCACCAAGTTTGATAACGGTTTCAGATTTATCATCACTTTCACGTTTGATCATAATTTCTGTTGGATTAACTGGTAATTCAATCGTTTCATTTGAATCATTTGTTAAATAAAACCCTAAATGATTATCCACATACATCACCTCCTATCCTAGTGAAGCATTATTTCTGTCTATTAAATATTGTTCAATAATTGAAACTAATTTTTCACCATCATAGTTTTCATTCCCTGTGCTATTTATTTGAATTGCTCCAGGCGAAATGTTAACAGTGCTTTGACTATTTGACGTTGTACTGCTATTAGCACCTTTTGAAACAATACCACCAGCACCTATAACTGGATCATCATTTTTTAAATCATTTTGAATCGTTCCATTAACACCTAGATTGGATCCATTTAAACCTTGAAAGGTTGTCATCAAAGTGTTTAAAACACCTAATGCACGTTGAAAACCATTTGCTAACATATCACCAGGGTTATTTGCTAATCCACTCATAGTCATTGGTCCAATTTGAGGATTCATATTAGAAGCAGCGTCTACTACTCCTTGTGCCATATTGGCTGAAGCATCAGCTGCAGCGCCTGAATCTCTATTCAATCCATTGATTAAACCTTGATCAACCCAACGCCCGTATTGATTAAACAATTTTGATGGTGAACCAATATGAAGCACAGACTTAGCAGCAGAAACTACTTTACCAGCAACACTCTTAACTGCACTGACAGCCGATCCAATCATTGATTTAATACCATTAACTAAGCCTTGAATTAAATCTTTACCTACACTAACCAATGAATTAACAAACCCCTTAGCTGCATTAACAGCATTCTGAATTCCACTCGAAACTGCTGTTACAACCCTAGACATAGCACTAACAATGGCAGTTACCATCATTGTTCCAGCCATAATAAATGCTGTTGCCAAGGTAATAACCGCTGAAGCTACCATAGTTAAACCACTAGCAACAATCATAAGAGCAACACCAACGATAATTAATCCTGCTCCTAAATTGATAGCTGCAACTCCAAGTAACAATGCTCCAATAGCTGCAATCATCATAAGTGGTGCAGCCATCATTAAAGCGACAGCGAATATCATCATTCCAACACCAGCAACAATTGCAACAGCTGCAATCATAATCAAAGCTACTGCCATTAATAGCAAACCAACTGCAGCTAGCATTGACATAACCGCAACAATCATTAATCCAGCCCCTAGCAATAAAGTACCAACTGCAGCAACCATTGCACCGACACCAATTAATAATAAAGCTGCACCAAATAAAATGGCACCAATTGCACCTACTACAAAACCAACGCCAAGAACTGCAATGGCAATTCCTAGTGCTAACACACCAACAGCACCAACAATAGCAGCCAATCCAAATACCGCAATAGCACCAGCCAAAGCCAATAATCCAACAGCTGCACTAACACCATATTGAGAAATTAAAGGCAATTGAGTAGCTAATAATGCTATACCGGCAGAAGCAATGAAAATAGATACACCAATCAATAATAAGGCTGCTGAAAATACTAAAAATCCAGCAGCGGCCACGATAAATTCAGGCCCTAATAGTTTGACCACAACGGCAAGTATGGCAATTGCTGCAAACATACCAAAAAATACAGCAATAGCAGCACCTCCACCTGAGGCAATCTTTTGAGTCGCCATAGCCATAAGCAACATTCCACCACCAGCTAGAGCAACACCTGCACCAACCATCATCAAAGCTGCTCCTAATTTCATGTAAGCACTAGCTGATTGAATAATTCCACCAGTCTTAGGAGTTTGAGGTAACTCAGGCGTTTTAGGAACTTTAGGCGTCTTAGGGGTCTTCAATTTTTTAAACATCTTTGAGAAATTTGATATTCCACTACCAATTTTCATAGCAGCCTTCAAAATTATAAATGCAACTGCAAGATTTTTAATTGTTCCCGCAATTTTAGTTATAGTACTTGGTTTCAATTTACTAATTCCATTGATAATGGCTGTAAACACAAGACCTTTTAAACCGCCTTTTAGGATTATAAAAGCACTGCCTAATGCTGTGATAGTACCAGGACTCAATCTACTAATAACTTTTGCAATAGCTGAAATAGATTTAACAACTCCTGATAAAGAGCTGCCAGCAAATGCCCCTAATTGTGAAAAAATATTATTTTTTCCACCAGACATCTTTCCAAATATCTTACTTCCCGCATTACCCAAATCATCAAACATAGTTTTAATATTATCCAAAGCCCCAGTAGATTTAAAACCACTAAACATATCGCCAATACCTTGTTTAATCTTTCCAATAACTATCATTGCTTTGTCGGCGAACGCATCAAAGTTAATATTCCCGATTGAATCAGTTAAATTGCTCACCATCTTAATTCCGACTTTACCAACCCGATCAAATGCACCTTGCATCTTATTAGCAACAGTTTCTTTTAAACCGTCCATAGCTTGACCAACTGTCTTATATTGTGTAGCCATTTTTGAAAAGTACTTATTAGTACCCGTAGAAGAAATAGCATTAAAGAAGTCTTGAGTTGCAATTTTACCATCTTGAACACTTGAAACTAAATCTTTGGTCGACATTCCCATCGTCTTAGCGACTTGAGATACACCAGCAGGTGTTTGCTCCAACATCAACTTAAAGTCTTGCCACTGAACCATTGGTTTGGCAGCCATCTGAGTGGCTTGTTGGCTTAACGTCTTCATAGCCTGTTGAGGATTATCAGACGCAGCAGCCAATCCACCAAAACCTTTAACTAGTTTTCCGGTACCTTTAATACCCACGGCAGCCAATTGACTATACGTAGATGCCATATCAGATGCAGAATAGATTGTTTGTTGAGCGAATTTTTGCATGGATCCTTTAGCAACGGCAATTTGCTTAGGTGACTTACCCATCATCTGCATATTACCATCAAATGTCTGCCATGCCTTACTTGACTCGTTCAACTCACCTACCATAGAAGTAATTCCAGCAGTGGCCAGTCCAATACCTTTAGTGATTCCAGCACCGACAACAGTTCCACCAAGAACAGATTTGAACAATCCACCAGCTTGTCCAGCTGATTTAGTTAGTCCGCTAAACGCACCACCACCGTTTAAAACTGATTTAAAACGTTGAAAACCTGATTCCCCTTTACTTAAACCTGAACCTAATTTACTTAATGTTGAAGAAAAGCCATCGTAAATTTTAATTGTGGAACTTATAGTAGCCATATTAACCTCCTTTCTAGCAAAAAAAAGCTAAATCCTAGCGATGTGCTTTGGACTTAGCCTTTCTTTCTGCCTCTTTTTGTTGTTTCTTTTCCTCATTGATTCTTATTTCAATTCCAGCGATAATTAACGCTCTTTCTCTATTTGAAAACGAAAGCCACGTTTGAGGCGTCCAGTGATATTCATTCATTGCATAGAAATAGTAATTTAAATCGCCTGTATCACTAGAATTGGCTAGTTTTTTACTTCTTCACGGAGATTATCCACATCCTCTAAATCAAAACCACATAAATCTTGAATTTGATTGAGTAATTCGGCGTATTCCCCAACTTTTAACATTTTTTTCAAAAGTCCCACTGGATCAGCAATTGAGTTCCAACTCTTCTGTAAATCAGCATTATCAAGTTCAGGAGACACAACACATGCGGCTGCTAACAGATCAACATATTTAGATTGATCAACAGTTGATGTGATTTGACGTGTTTGTCTGTCTTTCGTCTTAGTTGTGGCTTGTTTTTGAAGAACTGAATTTTCATCTTCTGTAATTGATTTAATTACAAATGGTGCTTTAAATCGAGGAAACTTAATCTCCCTTGTTTCTGGTTTTGCATCCACATTTTGCATCAAAAAATCTTTAACGTCTGCCATTAATAAAACTCCTCCTATAAATCAAATCCTGTAAATGGTGTTACCAAATCTACTTCTTCAAACGTAAAGTCTGATTCCCATTCCATTACACCATCATCGGCTTCAAAATCTCCAATAGGAATATCGTCTAAGTTAACTTCGCCTAAGTGAACTGTTTGTTTTCCAGCTCTTGAAGTAGCATCTTCAATTGACATCGTGATTTCAAAGTATAAATCTTTGCCACCTTGAATGTAAGGTAAAGCATATTTCAACCACGATGAACTGATTACATATCCACCTAAAGTACCGGTACCTTCTACACTTGTTGTTTTCTTGTGTTTCCATCTACTACCCAGAGTTTGAACATCTTCCTTATTTTTTTCTAACTTCGCTGTAAATTTAGTAGCTTCAATCAAAGGAATCACTTTTCCATTAATTGTGATATATAGTTTGGCGTCCTTTGTTGAAATAGTATCTCTACCATTTAAAAAACTACCAATAGTACTTGTTGATTCAGCCATATTTCATTCTCCTTCCTATTCAACCACGATTGTCATGTAAAGTTTTTCCATGCTATCAACTGGCGTTACTGCCACATTGACTAAAATTGAATCCTTATCATTACCAGGTTCAACTGTTAAATCTGATGAATCAAAATCAGCAATAATGCCTGCTTTCATCAAGTTCGACATATAAGAAACTCGATTGGCCTTAAATAAGTCACGACCAGTTGAATCATTATTGACCTTGCCAATGAACATATCTTCAAAGGCTTCTTCCGATTCAGTAGCAATCTGATCTAGAGTTCTGATGATTCGATTCTTGCTAAAGTCTTTAGGCTTCTTGTCGCTAAATGTAGTCAATGAATTAATATCTTGTTCGATTACCACACGTCCACCACGCTTGGCTGTAAATACGATCAAACCATCATTTAATGCCTTAATGGTTGATTCGTTATTCAGTGATGGATTAGTTGAAACTGCACCAGGATATTCTGAATAAGTTAATGATTTACTTGCATCAGTAGCAGATGAGATACCAGCAAAATAACCAGCCGCAGTTGTAGTATCAATTTGAGTACCATCTTCCAATACAACGCCATTAGCGACTACTGAAATGCCTTCATAATTGTAGTCATAGCCGCCTTCATAAACTGGTACAACAGCACGGACTTTATAACCTTCATCATCACGTAATCTTTGAACTGATTGAGCTAATAATTGGTGAATATTATCATCTGGTTTGAAACCTGCAGCAGTAACCACATTGAATTGTTCTGTTTCTAAAGCTTCATTTAATAATTCTGTGATTTCGATTGGTTTAGTTGTTCCACCAGTCAAATCGTAGGTAGTTGAGTTTGCAAGCGACTCTAACTTATTTGTTGCTGGTTTGTCCTCAACACCAGGTACCTCATCAGTTGTAAATGCAACATCAATATACTCGTTTGATTTCAAGCCTTTAGCCGTGGTTGTTCTGATAACTTGTTGATCAACAACCTCAGTACCATAAATAGTTGAAACTGTAATTCTAGTTGTATCGTTTGGATCCTTAACAACCGTCACATGCAATTCATTACCTTTGGTACCAGGATATTTAGCTGTAAAATTCCAAGGCAAAGCATCGTTTGAAATTGTCGCTTTATCACCATCATTATCATTTAAGAAAAGTACTGTTAAAGCACCCTTCAAAGTTTCTCTCAAAGCTCCTAATTCTGGTGTATCTAATGATTCACCTAGTAAAGCCTTAAAATCTGAATTTGAATTTAATTCAGTAACACCTTTGGCACCCCAATTAAGAGTGACATTGTTGACCAAGAGTGTTCGACCTAGATTGGTATCAGCTTTTGGTTGTGCAGCACCAATCGTATTGATATAAGCACCTGGTCGACGTTTATTTTGTGTTGTCCAAGTTCCACCCATTACTTGATTCCTCCTTTAAACTTCTTAATTAATCTTTTTGCTTCAGTGAGTGAATACTGATCACTATCTGAAAGGACGATTTGTAAAATATCTCGATCAATGACACTGAACCCATCACTTTTAACCAATGAATCTTTAGTAAATTTATCTTCCATCAGCAATCTTCCCTTTAAATTTCATATTTCGTTGCTTATCTGTTTCATCAATCTTGTGTGCTCTGACTTGAATACCAAATGTTAATAACAACGTATTATCATCAGACTGCTTAAAATTTCGATCACGAATCACAGCATAATCAGTTAATTGAGTTAAATTATCTAACAAAATATCTTCCACATTTTCTATATCAGCTTTTGAATCATCTAACTTAGGAAAATAAACTAACTGATAGCTGTACTTTCTCATTTGAATATTAAATAATTCAGGCTTAACGCCTGTGACAATCTTTTCAACAAAAAAAGATGGCTCTTCAAAGCCACCTTTCTGGTTTTCTCGATATATTGGAATATTAGGAAAAATCCTTGCTAATTCATTTCCAATTAAATCTATAATACTAACTTTCAATCAAACAGACCTCCCAACTTCTTCATTGCAGGAGTCAACAACATCGGCATCATATCTTCAATTTCAAACAACGTTTCCATAAGCATATGTTGACCTGATACCCAGCCACCACCTCCACGAGTACGATGACCATCTTCAACATATCCGGCATACTCAACGTTATTCTCTATTTCAATCAGGAATAATGCACCATTGTACGTAGGACCATTCAAATGCCAACCTCTTCTCAAGGTGCCACCAGTCCGACCGTCAGTATATTGACCAACAGGCGTTCTGGATTTGACACCCTTAAGTGATTGAGTACCAACACGCTTAGAACTGGACTCAACAGCCTGTCTAATTTCTTGAGCTTCAATTTTACTCTTTACCTTGTCAGCAAACTTTTGAAACTCAGCATCATCAATTGTTCCCCATGCCATCACCAACCACATCCTTGGCTTTTTCATCTCTGATCATCGCTACCTCTTGATGGCTGACATAGCCCTGATATCCTTTACTAGCACGTTTGTATTTAGTCTTGTGACCATTTACATCAGTAACATAAATATCAGCTCCAGCAGGAATAAATACGCTATTATCAATCAATAACTTAGCATAATACTGATCAGTACCAAAAAAAGATTGTTCAGAAGGCTTTTGACCTCCTAAAACAACCTTTGCTGGATGATTTTCAACTATGGTTACATCTTTACTACCAGTAAAAGCTCCCTTTTGAGTCCCAATGACACCTTTAATCGTCACTCTGTCATTCCACAACTTAGGTAATACCCTACCCATGTGTTTGAATGCACCAATCATCGTTGAATCCTCCGATAACTATTTAAAATCGTTACGTAATTATCGGACAATGGATTAATTGACTGAAGTTCAGTAAAGATAGTTGCAGGAGATTTGAAAGTAACTGACGTATCACCTTCTGATAATGATTGAACATCATCATTCTTATCTTCAATTGGAACAAGGAATTGATGTGAATCAATCAGTTGCATACTGATGCTGACAATAACCTTGTCCAACTCCTCCGGTAATTCAATAACTGGAATATGAGTATAACTTGTTACATCATCTATAACCTTTGATACTACAAAATTAATTATTGAATCATAACTATCCAACTTATTAGTATTCGGTATCAATGATTTAAGAGTAGTAGTTATATCATCAATTCGTGGATGCTCTTCCATTTAAATCACCTAACCTTCTGCTGCAGTCACGGTAACTTTTGTAGTTCCAACGATTTTACTATCTGATTTAGATGTAGCCGTAATTGTTGATGTACCTGCTGTCTTACCAGTCACAGTTCCACCAGATACGGTTGCTACTGCAGTATTACTTGAGCTCCAATTAACACCACTTTCAGTGGCATTTGAAGGCTCTACTGTTGCAGTCAGTTTAGATGTGGCACCAACAACAATTGATGCTGTGGCAGGGTCTAATGTGACTTTAGTTACACCAATGACTGGAGCTATAACTGTAACCTCTGGAAAATCAAACTTGTCAGTCTTCTTACCATTATCATCAACCAACTCACCCTTAAACGTTCCTGCAGGATAAGTGGCGGGATCCAAATTAACATGAACTGGACTTTCGCCAGTTCCAACTACCTCTGAACCCTTATATACATTTAATGTAGTCATGTAATTCCTCCTTAAATAATTGCTGTGAAATCGGCTCCGCCATCACTAGGTTCTACCTTGATTTGTGAGGGAACCTCTATGCTTTTGGGGCTTTATCTGATGTTACGAATGCAATCCCACGGGTCTTAGTCTTAAGAAGTAACACATCATCATATGATTGTTCATAGTACAAATAGTTACCGCTGTTTTGAGCTGATGGTGCATCGAATCCTACAAATGAATACTTCTCAGGAGCAATTTGCACACCATTGTAAATAAGCATCATGTCGATTTGTTTGGCAGCATCCTCAAGCTTTGATCCAACTTCAAAATCAAATGATGTTTGCATTAGATCAGATGGGACAACCACAATTTTGACATCATCCAAGCTATATACATTACGGTGAATATTAGCTACATCAGTAATAACTAATTGGCGATTAATGGCATCAGCACGTTTCAACATTGAATTAATCTTAGGTGTTACATACAAAAATCTGTTATCTGATGGAATACGTTGCTCATCAAAATTAACCATCATTTGATCAAATAATTCTAAGATGTTCTTTTCGTCAATAGTGTCTGTATAGATATCACCATCAGCGGCATTTGTCTTCTCAATAAACAATTTACTGAACATGTAACGATCCTTTTCAGGCATCTTTTGTTGCAAATTAAATTGACGTGTAACATTTGCCATTGAGATAACCATATTTGATTCGTCAACATCTGATGGGTCAACTAAAGTATCCCAATATCGTTCATTTGTCAGTTCATATGAATCCCAATCATTACTGTAATTAGCTGCAATCGATGTGATTGTTCGACGTGTACGGTTCTTACGTCCTTCTTCAATACTTAAACGTGGAACTTTGATATGTTTAGCTCCATCGAATTTGATAATACTATTTGATGGTGAATTCCAAAGATTTTGTGAATATAAGTGACCGTCATAAAAAGCTTCTTGGACGGCTTGTTGATATGCATCAGCATAATTAACTGTTGGCATTTAATTTTCCTTCTTTCTATTGTTTGAACGCATTGACTAAATCTTGGACTGAATTCTTATCAACGGGACCTTGTCCGCCAGCAGGCTTGTATCCTTGTTTGTTTCCTTCATCGAATAAATAACTATCAGTCTTCTTGAGTGAATCAAGTTGATCATTAACGCCCTCGAGTTCACCCTTATCATTAAGCTTGATAGTGTCCATATTCAAAAGTCCACGGACTGCCTTAGTATTACGAACATTGGCTGAATTTAAGGCGTTGTCTAACGCTCCGTTCAGCTTTGTTTCGGATAATTGGGCGTTAAGGTTATCTGTATCGTCCTTGTACTTGTCTTGCCAGGTCTTTAACTGGCCTGATAAGTCCTCATTATCTTTAACTTGCTTGGATAGCGACTTAATATCTTTATCACGTTCAGACATTTGAGTCTTCAATGATTCATTCTCTTGCTTAATAGAATCAACATCCCCAAATGACTTCTTAGTATTTTCAATATCAGTACCGTTAGCAGACATGATTTGGTCAATAACTTTATCGTCCAGATTCAATCCTTTTAAAAATTCTCGTTTCATAATTAAAAATCCTCTCTCGTTAGATTTACGTGGAACGGCCACATTTGAGGTATAAAAAATAAGCACTTTTACGACTTACTCAGGTCAAAATAGTACAAAAATAGCACTCAATTAAATTTTTGCTTCCATTCATCAAAGCTCATATTTTTAATAATCTTGCCTTTACCTGTTTTGGGATCACGCATCCAACGTTCTTTAACTTCAGGTAATCCTTCAATATAAGGAACTGTAGTACACCGGCAATTAGGATGAATTAATGGATAGTTAATGCCTTCCTTTTTCTCCGGCATTTTAAATATTTCACCATCTAAATGAGCACACACTTCACAAGTATGAGATTCAAGTGTTGCCATATATTCATACTCTTCAACCCCTGATTCCTCATAACCTTTTGCCGTTGCTTCCTCACTGATATGTCCCAATTCAGAAAATACTAATCGATGAATATCTTTCTTACTAACATCTTGAAATCGAGCATGTAACATATTAGATATTTTAGAAGGTGCATAGCCTAACAAGGTTCCCCTCAACATTGTATCCATAAGTTTATCAGGTAATACTTCATGATAGTTTTTCCAAATACGTTTTGAGAAATTCTTTCCTGACCAGGGTTGCCCTGCAATTAGTTTTAACTGATCATCATTAAAATGAGCAAAATTAGAAGAATATCTTGATTGAGCTGACTGCGATTTATAAACCGTCCGCATATATGAATCTTTATATTGAGCTGCTAATGCATCCCCCATATGAGATTCTTCACCCTCAGCAAAATAACCTGCTCTATCTTTAATCTGTTTCTCAAGATTCTGCAACCTAGCAATACGACTTTTAAAATATTCATTATCAAGTTCCTTTTCGTGACCACCTTCGATGGCCTTCTGTTTGAACTGATTCAACGTCATATTCCAATTAGAATTCCCGATATTATTTAATATTTTACGAGCTTCTTCTTCAGGAATATCGTTATTTTTTGAATATCTTCGGTAGTATTGATTAGCTTCGAGGTCAATTTGATTAAGTAACCCCTTGAGTTGAGGTTGTAATGCACGTTCATACGCTTCCGTTGATTTGAGCTGACTGGCCTTAGTTTGGAGGAATCGTTTCTCCCAGTATGTAAGATTACTCATCTTCATTACCATCTAAATCATCAAGTGATTTCTCATTGCTGTATCCATCACCCTTAATAATATTATCCTGTCGGTCTTGCAATTCTTGCTGCCAATCAGTTACAAGCGGATTACCTTTAGCAATTGCTTCATCAGATGTGACACTGGCCACCTGTGATACAACTTGAGCTTGTTCAACATCATTTTGAATAGCTGTACGAGTCCATGTCTGAGTGATTTTACGTCCATCAGCATCAGGAACATTCAACCAATTCATAATTGCTCTTACTAGTTGATTAACACTGCCTCTAAAATATGATTCAGTAACTGATGCTTTCAATTCCAAGTGACTATATAACATCTTAATTGCAACACCAGTAGCATTATTAGTTTCAAAGTCCGATGGATCTATCCCTTGTCCGTGAACAAAGATATCCGACTTGGTAATATCCAATAACGAATTCCTAGCTTCAACAGGAATATCAATCGTTAATGTATCGACACCTGATTTATCACCAGTTCCCATTGAATCAACTTTGATAGCTTTATCCTTAACCAATGTTTCCTTGAACTTATCTAATGACTCACCACCATAATTAGTCAATACAAGGATAACTTGCTGCACATCATCAACATCATTCACGAATCCGTTATATACATTGTCATAAACATCAATCAGTCCCTTATATTTCAACAAGTCAGGACGTTCATATTTATTCTTAGGAAACGGAATGAATGGAATACGTCCAAAATTATGATGCAATACATTGCCGGTTCCAATCTCCATGCCTGTAGCAACGTCATACGTAGTAAATCTATCAGTCAGTTCAGACAAATCAGAATAGCCAGGGTTCATTGATTTAAATACTGTGCAATCCTCGTCAGTCCAATATTCATGAACCTTATAATACTTACCATCATCAGGATTAAGCTGTGAGTACGTTCTTCTAACGGCTAACAGCTTCTTATCCAGGTCATTAGAATAGATAGGTGTTACTTGATCAGGAGGCACAATCCCATATCTAAATTGTCCACTGTCATCGATCCAATAATGAACCCACGATACTCCTGCATTAGCAGCATCAACTACTAACTGATTCATTCTTAAATTGAAGTTATCGCCTAAAGTATTCTTAATCTTGTCATTGAGTGAATCATCCTCCACATCAATTGAAGGTGGAATGGTTGCTAAATATCCTGCCTCCTGATCGACAAGTAACTGATGATAGTTCGAACTAACACGATTATCAGCACTACGTAATGGATCATCTTTCCCATGTTCATTAACCTTCGACTCGCCATCATTTCTAATAGTAATGTCATTCTTATTGAAATAATATTTCAACGACTTATCAAATCTAACGTTGAATTCCATTCTTCGGGCATCAGTATTTTGTAGCAACCTCTTCATTGCTTCTATTTCCAAGGTTTGAAACCTCCCTTCCTAATTGTTGATTCAAGTGAATATCTTGTGGCATCCATAGCATGATCATTACCATCAGGATAACCAGCTTTGAAATTTCTATTTGAATCTTTTTCTAATTCATAAGTACTAAATTCCCTTGCAGTGTTAGGACACTTTTTAGGATCAATAACAATCTCACGCAAATCTTGCAGCCATTTGTAACCCTGGTCTCGACTACCTGGTCCCTTTATTGCACCATAAACGTTCAATCCCATATCTCTGTATTCAGCAATCGTACCTGGGGATGCAGAATCACCAATCACCTGCTTATTTTCTGGATCAAGTTTCTTAATCAAATCAACAGCATTTCTATTCTTCAACCCAACCTGATAAATTTCATTAAAAATATATAGTCGGTGTCTTGCGACATCAAAAAAGGTCTCGACATATGCTAATGGATCATGAGCAAAACCAAAATCGAGACCTCTTTTTATGTTATCGAATAGTTGATATTCTTCTTTGGTAATTTTTCTTAATGTAATGTTGTTAAAAACTTCTGCACCAGTACCAGTTATTTCACCTAAGTATTCGTGATTAAACGCCTTAGGATTATCCTTCTTCAATTGCTCGGCATCAGCCAAGAATTCTTTTCCTAGCCATTCTTTAGGAACCGACAAGTAATCAGATGAGTGAACTAAAGTATCATCACGAGTACCTTCTTTAGCCGTTGTCTGATTAACCCAACTATTAAGGCTGGCAGGAGGATTGTAAGAATAAAAAGTAATGATATTACTACCACCACGATTTAGAGATTGATTCATTGAACGTATCTCAGCCCAATTGTTGAACTCATCAGTTTCTTCATAATGTTTAAACTTGGTAAATCCGTGACGAAACTTCTGAGACTTAATCTTTCTTGGCTTGTCTGCCCCCTTAAAGCGAATCTGTTGACCTGTAGGTTTGTATGTCAGTGTCATAGGGCTAACTGACTCTTTCCAGTAATCTTGCACACCTAATGCATCAATCGCCCAAAGATATTGATCATATACTGAATCACGCAAAGTATTTGCAACCTTTCTGAGTACAACTGCGTTAGCTTCTGGATCTCGCATGATTCCAAGCACAACTTCAATTGATACGAAACTAGATTTAGTTGAACCACGTCCACCTTTAAGCCAATAATTTGAATGTCTACGATTCTTGATATCTACATGAAGTTGTCTGAACGATGGTGCAATTTTACTTTTAAGTCTTACCTTTTGCACCATCTTCATCATCTCCTTCAATATCATCTATGATCTGAATCATATTATTGTCATCCTTATCTTTAAATGTATCGGCCAATTTGGTTAAACTATCCAATGCTTTCTGCTTGTCATAAAGTTTGACCACTAATCCATCTTTTCCCCGATGCATCTCTTGGACCAGCGACCAATCTATTTCCTCACTAGGTTTCAAATAAATATCAGCAACATGTTTCTCAACCGGATTATCTTCTGTATCAAGAAAAGCATTGCCATCATTATCCATAACAATTTCCTTATGGACCTTGTAGTCTAATACATCGCCTAAACTGGCAAAGGCTTGCTTGGCATATTCCTTAACGATGTCATCGATACTAATATAAATATCCGAATGTAATTGCTTCTTTAGTTTTGCTAATTGGTCTTTTACACCAACATTTCCCATCAATCTTGGTCCAGCCCTTAAAGCATTGTCATAATTAACGCCATATGCTTTTTGGTATGCCCAAGTTGCATTGAATCGCTGCAAATAAAAAAGGCAGAACAGCTTTTGCTTATCATTAAGCTCACTGTTTGCCTCTAATTCATCTACTATTTTGGGTGCAACCTTTTTAGTTTGTGGGTGCAACTTTTTAGTTGCGGGCGCATCCCTTTTCCATTTTTCTCGACTTCGCCACGACTTCAATGTATTGATCGGTATATCGTACTTTGCAGATATATCTTTGTACTTCATGCCGTTAGAATAATCTTGTGCAGCTTTTTCCTTTTTATCCATTACATGGCACCTACCTCCTTTTGAGATATTAATTACTTATTTTTTATTGTTTTAGTTTTAGACTTCGCTTTATTTCTCTTTAGTTCACGGTCAACATCGCCAATCATTTTAGCTTCAAGTGGTGTCATCAACCCGCAAGATGTCTTAATCATCTTCATGATTACACATCTTTGTAGGCTTTTTCTTGCCTTGCTTCATTAATTTAATTGCTTTGTCAAATTTCATATTTTCCTCCAAAATAAAAAGACCACTATTTGTGATCTTCAATTGCTTTATTAATTCTCTTAGTTGCTATGTCGAAATAGTCTTGCTCTAATTCATAACCAATGAAATCACGGTTAAGATTGACTGCCGCTACTCCAGTAGAACCAGAACCCATAAATGGATCAAAAATGATATCAGAATCATTGCTAACTAGTTTTATCAATCGTTGCATTAAAGAAATGGGCTTTTGAGTTGGATGAAATTGTTTTTTTCTATTCCTAATAGATACTTCTGAGATAATATCCTGTTCATTTTTTCCATTTACTACGCCTCTCAAAACGTTCAGTCCAGCGTTTGCTACTTTGACTTTTCCTGACAATACAATTCCATCTACGCTGCCGCGATAATATTCCAATTGTCCTTCACTTAAATAATCCTGAATCATTTTTAATTCTTTAGGATTATTTATCGCGCTTGAGATACGTGATATATCATCATTTATTTTTTTCAAATCATATTTATTTTTTTTAATATATGGAACCTTAACTTTATTAACCTTTCCGTTCTTAGATAAAATAGAAATCATTTCATGAACACGGCCTATTGGAAGCATTGGTGATGATGTTCTTCTTTTATTCCAAATCACTTCTTCCTTAAAATTCCAACCTTTTTTGTTTAATAGATAGTTCCAGCGATGAAATGATTCACCGCGACCGAAAAAAAGTATAAATCCGTCATCTTTCATAATACGGTTCCATTCTCTAAATACGGTTGTTTCATCAAAATGTTTATCCAACCTATGGTTTAAATATTCATATGGTGGATCTGTAACAACTGCATCAACTGACTTATCAGGTATATCTTTCATCAATTCCAGGCAATCACCTTGTTTTAAATCAATCATTTAATTAGTCCTTTCAATTTAAAATAAAAAGACCAGCCATAATTGACTGATCTCAAATTAATAGTGTGAGTGGGATTCGAACCCACGGTTTATCCCTCTACTTAAAGAGCGCTTCAATTAAGAAGCTACCACACTACCATTAACCTTAGCGGTTACACGTCTGCTCCCCTCATCATCACAATGTCCACTCACGTACGAATAGTGAGCTAAGTTTCACGGCTAATATATAAGTATTCATCAGGCAATTGTCTATGTTAATACTATATGATTATGCTCATTATCCAATGGACTGTTTTCATAATCATTTTGGAAAGTCCCACGAGCCGTTATCTCGCTTCCATCTAACTGGTCTTGGATTAACATAATTGTTCTCAATATTAATGGTGTATATATTTTAGAAGCAATTCTGATTTTCTTAAATCACCCTGTTTTGAAACAAAATTTTGCTTTTTACCCAAATCAGCTACAATTTTCGTATTTGGTAATTTCTTATATTCCGAAATATAAATTTCATTTGTTGGTAATTCATTCATCCATTTATCAAAATCACTATTGTTGAATTCACCATAAACTTTGTTGGTATTAACATATGGAGGATCACAATAGACAACATCATCTTTTTTTATATCTAAATTTATGTAATCTCCATTAATGAATTCCAATTGTTGTAACCGTTCTAACTGCTGTAATTGTTTTAAACTTTCTAACTGCTGTAATTGTTTTAAACTTTGTAACCGCTGTAATTGTTGTAACCGTTCTAATTGTTCTAACTGCTGTAATTGTTTTAAACTTTGTAACCGCTGTAATTGTTGTAACCGTTCTAATTGTTGTAATTGATCTGTATGACCAGACAGGCCCATATTCTTAATGCGCCATTTATGATAGAAAGCATGTTTTGCCTGAATTGTTTCTAATTTACTTGCCTTTAAAAATAGATCATCATAAATAGTACCTGTATCTCCAAAAAATAGACCTCTGGTCAAAACTAGTTTTTCGTCTTCTATACTTTTCCCCCACAAATAACTTTTCATGCTATTTGAAAATGACCATACTAATAAAATAAGAGTTCTTTTGACTGAATCAGGTTTATTATCCTTCCAGTCAAAAAACTCTTTTCTTGTAATATAAACATATTTTTCTAAATCTATATGAGGACTGTCATATATCAAAGCTTTTAATAAGCTCACAACGGATTTACGTTTCTCGTTATAAATAACCTTATCCCACTTACCGCTGTTACTAGCTGTCAGTGAAATTGATCCACCGCCGCCAAATACATCAACAAATCTTTCACCATCGGGTAAAAGATCAATTATTTGCTGTGCCTTTTGCCCCTTATTTCCAACGTAAGGCAACCCACGCATCCATTTATCAGCATTTTTCATTTTCTATTTTCCTCTATTTATGCAAAATAAAAAGACCAGCCATAATTGACTGATCTCAAATTAATAGTTTGATTAGGGTTTGAACCTATATCGTGCCCTTATAAGGATCCCGCTCTAACCAATTGAGCTATCAAACTATATAGCCAATCTAACAAGTGGTTGGCCAGCATCACCTGTTGCGTGCTTGCCAGATTGGTATGCTACATATGTAACTAATTTAATTAACCTTAGCGGTAACACGTCTGTCCCCTCATCATCACAATGTCAAACAACGTTCTAATAGTTGTTGTAAGTTTCACGGTTAATCTTATTGCCATACAGCTCTTCGGTACGCGGACGTTTATGGCATAAGCGGATATCTGGAATCGAACCAGAATATTAAGTAAGCGATATTTTAATGAATTAAAATTAGGAGTTTTATAAAAGCAATGTCTACATTTTGGTATTAAATTAACTTGTAGTAACGGGGGATTCCACCTAACATATATCCAATATTATCCGCATGTTGTGACCAGCTTTATCATCACTGATCACTATTAAGGGTTAAACATTTTACGTCTGTTGAGACGGTTGTTAATTAGCACAAAGAAAATTGTTATTTAAAAAGTGTTTGGTTTTGATAGGTGTCCTTCCTAAAATGCTCCTTTTAAAGTGGTGGAGTAACCACAGTCGCTATCTCTTTGTTTTTCAACAATACCAATATACAACGGAAAGTGACCGCTTGTGTGTCGCTCTTTAATCGCCATTACGTCGCTAAGACACCGGCATTACGTCGCTTTTTTGGTTTTCTGGAATATAAACATGCAAATCGTAGCAATCTGTAAATGAATCAGCAAAATATAATAATGCTAAATTTTTCAATTCGTTATATCTTGTCGGACCATAACCAATTAACTCTTGAACATCAACATTTACCATGCTATGAATGTAATGATTTTTGAGTATCATCTTATACTCATGTGGACAATTATTAATTAGCTTCATGGTTATCTCAATATATTGTTTTGCACCCAATTTACCAACAATTTTATCTTCCTGCGTATTACGTGTACTGCCACTAGTTCCAACACTATCAAATGAAGGGGACTGTACAAACGTCAGACTAATATGTGATTGAGCAATTAATCTAGGAAACTCATGTTCAAAGTAATTTTTAACATTTTCAATTGTTTTCTTTTCATCTATATCTGGTAATAGTCCCACGATATACAGCCCCCATAAGTGATATAATTGATTTGTCGGTATCAATTAATTAGCTGCTCACTTTGTGAGTGGCTTTTTTATTTAATCTATTTGAACCCGTGCTTATTCCTTCTAGCATTCAGCCTCTGCCACTCATCGTCCTCTCTATATAATTTTTTACCGATCCTGTTATTTTGACGTTGAATAATGTTGATGTAGTTAAGCTCTTTGTGCATGGCCTTCGCTATTTCGGTAAATTTATACTTATTTTCACGCATTTGATAGACCGCCAAATTATCATCCGTCATAATTAATATCTCCTAAAATGGTGTAATGATTTTCCAAATGATGTCATTCTTTTCGCCAGAAGTTAGATGTCGTTTTGCTTCTTTAAATTCAGGCTTCCACTCATATATTTTGGCTTGGTTAGTATTGATATATGAAATTGTTGCTTCAATATCCTTGTTGTGTTCTTCAAAAATTAATTCAATGAAATTTGAATATATTTCTTTATAATTCATATTAACCTCCTAAATCCGAATGATTATCTCTGCTGGTAGCATATATTTCAGCCGTTTTCTTAACATTAAAAGTTTGGCCATAAAAATATAACTGTTATTTACGAACATTAGAACGGAAGGTCATCGTCACTGATATCAATAGGTTTTCCTTTGTCAGCGAATGGATCGGTATTATTGTTTTTCTGCATATTATCTGCACGTTGATTGCTGTAGCTACTGGTACTACTGGATTTACTTGCTTGATTATCTGCATGCCCATTAGATTGACCATTTGAATCGTTATCCCATTCAAGCTTTGAGAAGTTTTCTACAATGACATCTGTTCTGTAAACTCGTTGTCCTTGCTGATTGTCATATGAACTTGTTTGAATACGTCCATCAATGCCAACGAGTGAACCTTTATGAACTAAATTAGCGAAGTTCTCAGCAGCTTTTCGCCAAATAGTACAATTGATAAAGTCGGCTTCACGTTCGCCTTGTGAGTTAGTAAATGTGCGATTAACAGCAACTGTAAAACTAGCAACTGCTGCACCATTAGCTGTATATCGAAGCTCCGGATCACGTGTCAGACGTCCTACTAGAACTACTCTATTTATCATTTATGCTTCCACCTTTTCTTTAGCTTTCAAAAACTTATTAACGAAGTAGTTTTGACCTTTGCCGGTCACTCTAGTAGTCAATTTAATTTTGGGCTTTCCATTGTTATTCGAAATTGTCCATTCACTGACTTCAAATAGTTCTAAATCCATAGCCTTTTGAGTAGGTGCATAACCATTACTCTGCTTGAGCAAATAACCTTTATCCCGCAGCCAATTGAATAAACGATTTTGACCAATATTGATACCATTTTGACGTAGGAATTTTGCTAAATCTCTAACTAAAATTGTGTCATCACTAGCTGCTACCGTGTCGGCGAATAACGCTTTAGGTTTAAGCTGGTCGTTCTCAATTCTTAATTGATTATTTTCGTTTTGTAAGATTTCATAACCTCGTTTAACTACTTCTTGAGGATCATTCCATTTTTCTTCAAGCTTTAAGAAATACTTACGGTATCTTTTACCATTGTCATTTCTGACCATCATTGCTAATTGTTTGGCCATATCTATAGTGATCGTGTAATCATCTATTTCTTTAGTTCCACCGTATTGATTTAGCTGTGTACTTGATGTACAGGGCACATAATCAATACCTTCTTCAAACATTTCAAAATTATTTAATACCCAGCGGCTAAAACGTTGAGCAATTTCTAAACCGTTATACAAATCTCTAGCGCTCAAAACTTGCTGATTGTTTTTAATGTCTACTTTTATTAATTGATCCATTTATTTACCCTCCACGAATTTAAATGCCTTCACAAAACATCTGCGCAAAATTGCGCACATCTTTTTCTAAATCATCAATTGCTCGTAATACGTCTCTGTGGTTTTTATCAAATGTTTCAGCAACTTGTAAGCTGCTAGTCACTGCTTGTTGATCTTTCATAATTACTAAGTTATTCATTTTTCCACTCCTCGATCAAAATTTCAGTACGTGGGTTCTCATCATAGTCTTTACTGACGATATAGTCCGTAACTTGTCCATCATCGAACCATGCAGCTTTTAAGCCATCTTGAATTGCTTTGATGTAATTATCCAAGTCTGGTTTAACTGCTGCTCTAACCTCATGTGAGACTCTTCTAGCGTATTCTTTTTTGGATAGTCCTTTTTGAATCGATCTATAAAAATGGAACTTTGCTACCAACGGAACGCCCCTTTCAAAGAGTTGCTTATTTCCATATTTAAGTTTGTAGCAAAGTTCTACCTTCGCTTTAAATGCTTTATATTTTGGCGGTGTGTATGTTCCCCATCTTGTAACGCGAGGCCTTGCGGCGGGAACTGGTTCGCCATCGATCACAATTTTCAATTGATTACTCACTTTCTAATCCTCTCTTACTTTCATATCCAAATAGTTCATTTGGCGTGATATCCAAGACTTTACATATCGCCTGCATATCTTTAAATTTCATTGATTTAATATTTTTATTTTTGTGTGAAAATGCATAAATGATTTGAACGCTTATTCCTGTTTCACTAGCTAAATCTTTTAGCTTCATTCCTCTAGCTTTGACATATTTCTTTAAGTTCAAACTAATTATTTTCAGCCACCAACTTTCTAAGTTCGGTATCGTAGCATTTTCGTAAGCTGTACGCATTAAGAAGTGAATTCTCTAAATTCAGCATTAGAATTGGACTTTGAAATAGATCCGAATGATTTTTTCTCAAATGATCCATGTGTTCAAATTGATGTTGTAAATTGTCAATTACTCTTTCTAGATACACGCTTTCTCTAGATATTTCGTCTATGATCGTCTGTCTATCATCTGAAACAGGTGTCTGTGGACGCCTATATAACAATGTTTTTGTCTTACTTTGTAGCATTTTTTCATCCCTTAAATTTTACTTTGATTTCAATCAATTATCTAACACGTACGTCTTCAATATGTGGATTATGCTTAATAATCTGGCTGTTGAAATATTTGTTAACTCGATCCGCACGCTTTTCAATTTCTCTTAAATCATCAAGAATCGAATCGTCTAAGTCGAAATCTTTGACATCATGTTCGGTTATCAATACCTCGTTTAGTGTCTTAGACGCTTTATAAGATACGTCAGCCATCACATCACTACCAACTACTAAAGTTCTGTTTAAATGTTCTACACTGTCACGATCAAATTCCGTTCCTGCAAGTAATAACACTTTCTGTTCTGGTTCTAACATGATTGTTTCCTCCTAATTGTTTCTCATATCGTTGCCACTAAACTTGATCGTGTTAGCGGCTTTTTTTGTCATTAAACGACTAATAATCTTGGGATCGTATAATTGTTGCAGCCCACGTCCAGTGTTGTTCGTGGTTATGATATTTGTTTTGTTTTTCCGATAATCAGCAAACCTAAAAAGTATTCGTTGAGCATAGTTAGTTGCTTCGTTCGTTTCGGATCTTAGCGATGATTCACTGCCCAAGTCGTCAATAACAAGCACGTCACAGTTCTTAACACACTCTTCCACCTTGTAGTTATCACGTTTTAAAAACTCGTCCTTAAATGCCATTTGAGAATTATTGACGAACATTGTAAAACTCAAGAAATAACATGATAGTGAGGTATCTTGACTGTTCAAACCATTCAAAATGCTAACAGCTAACATAGATTTACCAAGTCCTGGCTCACCAGTGAAAAGAAAGTTGCCCGTTTCACCGACATAGATCCTATTAGCAATATTCTTAGCCTGTTTAAGCTCACTCGCTTGGTTAGGTGTATCAGTCTTAAAATCTGCAAAATTGTATTGTAAGTCGTTGAAATCACTCACTAGCGAGCTTCTAAATATTCCCTCACGTTTAACTTGGATATTTTTTTTAGTGAATTCGATAGATCGTTGCTGTTCTCGTTTATCACGCTCAGAAATAACTTTTTTGAAGTCAATTCCTGAATAGTCAACACCGTGTTTTAAGGCTATTTCACGGGAAACTTTATCCAATCCAAACATTGATTCCATAGCTACCCCCTAGTACGGCAAGTCATAGAGTGGTTTTCTGCCACCCTTGTTGCCATTAAAATTATTTGGTACGTCTGCTTTATCTATCAACTTGCCAAACTGCTTTCTAAGTTTTGAAGCAGATAAGATATTGTTCTGCCAGAAACTGTCTTGTTGACACCATTCAATAATTCGCTTGATATCGTCGTAAGAACGTGCATCACGTTCGTGCATTAGTCTGATGTCATTAGCCCATTTCTGCGTATCAGGTGGGTTCTTAGAATCAGTCGGATAGATGCTAGAGTTACGTTCACGGATCTTAGTTAGCAAGTAATTGGCTAGTTTCAAGTTAAGGTCGTCCGGTTCGTAAACACGCTTTGCGGGTTTCGAGTCGTGACTATCTTTATTACTTTTATTTACTTTACTTTCATTTACTTTACTTTGTGTACTAAACGGCACATTAACTGGGGTTTCTGGTGCATTAACCGAGGTTTTATCGTCATTAACCTCGGTTTCTGTTACATTAACTAAATCAAGATCATAAGCTTTTTTAATTCCAGGTTTTTTAGTTCGTTTTGCCATTTCTTTATATCTGTTTTGAATACCATTCGATGTTAGAATTTTAAATTTATCTAGCATGTTTTTATCAAAGAAATTCACCTTCACAGCCTTCTTGACAATCTCCTGCACAGCCGCTTCACTAACCCCAACCAGTCGATCAGAAACTAGGAAACAGACGTCTTCGTCCCACTGCATGTAATACCCGTGATCGCCATAGATGTTACAGAGCAGGTAAAGAAGCACAGTAGACCCTTGAATGCCTGAAGCGTGCATAATCTTACGAACCTTTATATTGTCAAAAAAATCCTTATCTAGTGGGAAGTAATCAAAGCCTTGCTTAATTGGTCTTGCCATTTCTACCTCCCCCTTCTACTAAGCTCTTTGTTTTCCCTCAGATTTACCAAACATACGTTTTATATATTTTTTCTTAACGGCATCAAGATATTCCATAGCGCGTTCTCCACACTGAATACTTATACCTTTCAAACTCGTAACGTTTTCATCTGGAAAACTTGCATTTAAATATTTAAGAAGTGAATTCATTAACTGTTTTCTATCGACATTGGTTTCATCAGAAATACTTGTTACGGCATCTTCTAACTTATTTAATTCATTTGAACTAATTGTTTTAAACTTATTAATATTTTGTGGAGCTTTCTTGGTACCTTTTTGCTTGCCATTCTTCACATCTGAAGCATTATTACCATCATCATCACTATCACTTGCTATTCCTAAGGCGGCCGCTAAGGCGTACCTTTTAGCATATGTAGTTGATGAACCATAAGCTTGTGCATCTTTTTTAGATCCTGCCGGCACGTTAAAAGGTCCATACATCACATATTGACCACTTACATGTGATATTAAAGTGGTAACTGAAACAATATTTGAATCAGTATTACTTGTTACATCTTGGGAGTAAACTATTCCATTATCTTCAGCAATTTCTCTAATTGAATTATCGGCCGCATCCAACATTCCTTCTAAAGTTACATAACTATTTCCCATAAATTTGTTAGTTGCATCCTTATTCGGCTGACTAAGTGATTTCCTAAATTGAATCATCCCTTTAGTCCACTGATCAATTTTGTCTGACATCATCATGATTAATCACCAACTTTCTTTGGATTACTAAGGACTGAATATTTTGCATTTTTTGAATCAATGAATTGATATATTTCTTTTAAAACGCTTTTTGGTGCAATAACTTCAAAAGACATAGCATATTGTTCTGGCTTATCATCGTTAATTACTTCATCATCAATAACTTCACCAGTTTCTTGATCAATAATCTTATTACCAATTTTTGATTGATTAACCTTACTAATAGCATTGATATATTCTTGATGATTCTTTTTATCTTGTTCAGCCTTTTGCTTATCGTCAGCAGCTTTATCAATTTCAGCAAGCAATTGGTTGATATCAGTATCATCATTTATTTGAGCAATCCAACCAGCGGAATCAACATTTTTATACTCGCAATGTTCTTCAACCACTCTTTTATTTTTTTCAAACATATCTTGCTTATTTTTTAATGCCGTGAAACCGTCTTTTAAAATCTTGGTTAATTTGATTTGGGTCATAGACTTATTCGTCCATTCACGTTCGATCTTGATATCTTTAGGATCAACGCCATATTCAGGAGCCATCCTATTAATTAATTCTCTAACCTTTAGAGTGCGCTCGTCACGTTGCTTAGTTTGAATCGTCTTAATAGAGGCCTCAATTGGCTCAATGGTACTTTTAAGAGTCGCTTGTAATTCGTCAACATCTCTTTTAAAGTCGTTGTAAGGCTCGTCATAGTCACGCTTAACTGCTATGCGTTTGTCATTAATAGTTTTGATTAGCTTGTTTAATTCAGCACGTGCAGACTTTGCACCCTTTAAGCTTTCATCGGTTGCGACCAAGCCATCGTACTTTTTGGCATAGCCGTTAATTTTTGCCTTTAATTCGTCAAAATTGTTTATAGAAATTTGTGACGGTTGAAATGTGACTGTGAAATCGTTTTGAGTTAATTCAACTTCGTTAGTCATATTAGTATTCCTCCGATAGGTCTTCTTTATTTAGTTCATCTTCATTGTTTTCAAGGTACGAATATTTATTAATTTCACCATCTTCATCAGATAGCCAATTATCATAATTAAAATTACCCATTTCAAAAACCTCTTAACGTGATATAATTTAGGCATAAATTTTTTGTAAATATCTCGACTTGCTATTTGATGGATAGCAGGTCTTTTTTTATGACTTCAGGCGTGTATTGGGTATAGGTACCAATGCTGCCGAAGTCATTTTTATTAAGTAGATTGTTAAATAAGTGCTTAACAAACTCGTTCAATACTTTCATCCCCTTTGTAAATAAATGTGTACTCGTAGCTAAGAACATTTCTATATGCGTCTTTTTTCATTCGAACTTTAACAATTACATGATTTGCTTCACCTAGCGGTCTAAGGACCTCATCACTAAGTGGTTCCTCATAAATCTTTCTCATTTTAAATGTTCCTCGGCTGACCAATTCAGCGAATTGTCTAGAAATATCTTCTAATTTCCGTTGATCATTACCAACTTTTTCAGCCTTAACGAGCATTGAATCAATGTAATCTGCTGTTATTTGCATCTATACTTCCTCCGATTTCATAAACTCTCTTTTGTGCGTTAAAACAAATTCTTTAAATTCGGGTGCTTGAAATTTCCAAGGGCTACCAGAACCAGTAGAATATCTAACACATCCACCCTTATCCATATCTAGGACGTCACGGTATCTTTCTAGTTTCTTTACTAAAGTTGGGGCTGAACAACCAGCAATTTTACATGCCCAAGGAAGCAATTCGATACCCTCTTCAGCAGGCTTGCTGATCAAATCCTTCAGTTTATCTTTTCGTACCCAAGCCAGTACGTATCCATCTTTCTCTGGAATACCAAATGGTAAAGTCTCTGGTTCTTGCATTTATTTCACCCTCTTTCGCCTAATACAGCTTGTTTAAGTGATATGTGGTACCTATGTGACATTGCTGTTGCACAAGCACGCATAATTGAACTCGTTCTGAACATTTTGAATATTCCAAATTTGATAATATTTTCATCAGGATTACTCTTGCTAATTTCTTTAAGTGCATTTTCGATTGCACTATCACTATTCAAATCTTCAATCTGCGTACCTATCAGCAATGATGATGTTTCTTGGTTATACTCACTAGAAATATTTAACAAAACCGGTGGCAGATTGAATAGGTAGCAATTAACCGCCAATGAAAATCTTGTATCATCAATGGCATTAGATAGATTAACTAAATATTCATCTTTAATTGGAGTTCCTTTAAACCATTTACCAACAGTTGTTTTTGACGTTCCTGCTATTGCTGCCAAATCAGTATCATTGAAATTTTGACGATCTTGCATATCTAAAACTTCCTTAACAATGTTTATGTCGCCCATCAGTTATCACCTCCTTGATAACTCCGGTTTACAAAACTGACTTCATTTGTAAATCGCTGTTTGTGTACTCTTAGTGTGTAGAATTTTTATACCATAGCAATCGGAATATTATTTACTACTCGTTTCGAGTACCTGATGATCAAAAAAAATAGTCCACTTAATATTCAGAATTTCAGCAACTTCTTTTGCCTTATCAACACTAGGTGTTCGTACTCCTTGTTCCCATGAAGCATATGTTGTTACAGGAACATTAAGAAGTTCCGCAAAATTTGATTGAGTCATATTTTTTGTTTCTCTTATTTCTTTAAGCCATTTTCTTTGCTTCATTGTTTCTCCTTTCTTACGCTTATCGCGTTGCTATGGTTATAATATACTACTCATTATGTGTATTGTAAATAGTTTTCTACTCTTTTTGTGTATTTTAATATAAATACACGAATTGTGTAGTATATTTTACTCGAGGTGATTCATATGTTCTCTAACACGCTTAAAAAATTAAGAAGTAAAACACATAGAACACAAAAAGAAATTGCCAAGGCTCTTGGAGTAGCTCCTACAACATACGCTTCATGGGAACAAGGCAAACGTGAACCAGATCAGGCTGCTACAATAAGAATTGCCGATTATTTTAATGTCACACTTGATTATCTCTATGGAAGAAATGAAACACCACAATGGGCAAAACAAAAAGACACCATTGATTTAAAATCCTTTTTGGATAAAAACCTTGTAGGTGCCTTCTATGATGGTGATGAACTAACTGATGAACAAAGAGATAAGTTAAAAATTGCTTTAACACAGATATTCTGGGATCAACGCAAGAAAGAAAGAAGCGATACTGATGACATCGACAAGGGAAATAAATAAATTAGTTTTTGCCATTGGTCAACGTTATAGTACGTTTGATCCATTCACCTGGGCCGATAAATTGAACGTTCAAATATATTGGAAGGAAGTGGCAGATAAACCACTTGCAGAAACCTTATATTACGGCGACACACCGATTATTATGATATCCAATACAATTAGATACAGTACTCAGAAATACTTCGTATTGGCTCACGAGCTGTGTCATGTAATCGAACAAGATGGTTTATCAGCATATTATTCTTCAAATGTGAGATTTAAAAATAAATCAGAGAATTCAGCTGATGAATTTGCAATGTCTCTTGTTACCAATCTATACATAGAAGAGAATGGCCATTTACCAGAAACGTATAATGATTTAAGATATAATTATGGATTACCATTTTTAGGAAACTAATTTTTGTCCAGATACGGACGACATTAAAAGCTGATGTATTTTTAGGGGGAGAGCAATATGAAAACTAAAAATTTAACTTTAGCGGGATTAACTATACTTTTAGCTTCGTCATTAGTTGCTTGTTCAAATGGAGAATCATCTAACTCTGAATCAAAAGATACCGTTAAAACCGAGAAAAAAGAAAAAAAGACCACTGTTCAAAAGAATCAGTTAGGCTTAACAAAATCTCAAAATGATAAATTTAATAGTAGTTTGATTGATGGGTTGAACGAAGATCAAGGATATGCTTCTTCTGGAGATGACAGTTATTCCTGGGCTCAATATATCGATACCTTAGTGTATGATAACAACCGTGGTTTAATTATCAAAGTTACCTCAGACTTTACTAACTTCAGTGAAAAAGATAAAAACACTATTGCTGGCAATGCTGTAGGTCTTGCAGAAGCCCAACTTGCTATCATGGGTAAAAACGATAGCGGTACGAAAACAATCCATTCAAACGTATATATGGAAAATACCAAACTAGGAAGTTCAAAGTTTTCAAATCCACGAGAATTTAAGTGGAAATAAATAAAATAAATCGATCATACTATTTTAATTTAAAGTTAAGCCTTAACTGGCTTTTTATTTTTAGCGCAAAAAGAACATATGTGCCCCATAAATTGACATTTTCTTCATATTCGTCAATAGAACTATAAAAAATACTCAAAACAAGACAAATCTTATAAAACAAGTTTACGAAAGAAAGGAAATTGTAATTATGGCAACAATTCATAAACGCAATGGCAAATGGGAATATCGTGTTTCCTACAAAGACCCCACTACCGGCAAATATAGAAATAAAACAAAGGGCGGGTTCGTCAGGAAAACAGAATGTGAGGAAGCCGCTAGGAAAATTGAATTACAAAAATCAAATCATGCTAACTTAGCAAAGCAAGATATGCTCTTCTCTGATTACTTTAAAGAATGGGTTGAATTATATCGCATTAAAGGTAAATCACATTCTACAGTTAATAGATACTATTTTGCGATAGATGTAATCAAAAAATACTTTCCAAACATGAGGCTGGTTGATGTTACTAAAGCAGATTACCAGCATTTTTTAAATGAGTTTGGCAAAACTCGCACAAAAGTAACCGTTAGCAAATACAATAGTTTCTTTAGATCAATGTGTGAAGATGCAATAGCTGAGCAATTAATCTATACAGACTTCACTAGAAATACAACCATTGTTGCCGGTAAGGAATCAAAAAGCCCCGATGAAAAATTTCTTGAACCTGATGATTACATAAAACTGATTGAAATTGCTAAAATGCATACTTCTATTAATGATATATCATCAGCTGAAGTATATTTAGTAACACAAACAGGAATGAGATACGAGGAATGCGCGGGGCTTACTTGGAATGATATCAATTTTAATAAAAAAGTAATTCGTGTCAATAAAGCCATCGAAAATGATACCCGTAATCAAAAGGCCACTAAAACACCTGCTGGTGTTAGGTATGTTGATGTTAGTAGTGACTGCATTAATGTACTTAAAAAGCTCAAAATTGGTCAGGAAGAATACTTTAAGAGAGTTAACTACACTGATCCTTACAATTATGTTTTTAGAAGCAGACGTAAAGAAACTCCTACTTCTCAATCAGTCAATCAGCAATTAAAGAAATTGCTAAATGAAATCGGTGCAAGCAAAATAATTAATTTTCACGGGATTAGACATACTCATATATCCTACCTACTTGATCAGGGCTTTAATCTTAAATATGTATCAAGACGTGTTGGTCATAAAACAACCGCTACTACATTAAAATATTATACTCATATGTTCGATTCAACATCGCTTGAGCAAAGCAGTGATCTTAGAAAATTATTTAACGGCATTGAAGAAACTAATAATAATGATTAG